GCAAGGACACTTTACCCTGTTCAAGGCACAGACAGGGATAGGTAAGACAGAGTTCATGAGATACTTGGAGTTCTACATACTAAAGAACTACCCTGACATACCTATTGCCGCTTGGCATATGGAAGAGACTAAGCTTCGTTCATTGCTAGGGCTTGTGTCGTATGACCTGAAGACAAACGTAACACGCAAGGACTTGATTGAAGAGAAGGATATGCACGACAAGGTTGAGAAAAGTATCACCAACCTGACAAAGAACGAAAAGTTTTTTCAATTCTTTTTGAATGATGAGGATGATCCTCTTGACATTCTATCTCATATCAGGTATCTGTCTCAGGCGTGTGGTGTTCGATACATATTCTTCGAACCCATACAAGACATAGCAGCCAACACTGGTGGTGATGAGGGCAAGGAACAATTCCTAGCTGACCTGTCAGTGAGACTATCTAAGCTTGCTGCTGAATTAGGAGTAGGTATAATTACTATCGGACACACAAACGATGACGGACAGGTCAAGTACTGTCGTATGATTGAGCAACGTGCATCAGTTGTAGTTGAGTTACAGAGAGACAAGATGTCTGAGGATGTAGATGACAGGAACACAACCAAGCTATTGGTTACAAAGAACAGGCCAGTGGGTCCGACAGGATATGCAGGTCAGTTGAAGTTCAACCCAGATAGCTTTACACTAGGAGAAAAGTATGGAGAGTATTGATCCCTTCGCTATCTTTGCAGCAGTACTGTACTTCTTTGGATGCTTCTTGTATTACGTTCACGTTAAGACAATACTGTATCTATTGGAAAAAGAACACGAAATGAACAGAACAAAAATACTAGGTGATAGTATCTTCTGGGTTTTCAATGTTCTCATGTTGATGTGGATAGAGTTTACAGGAGAAGATGATGCTGCGTAGAGTTGCAATGGACATAGAAACTGATGCGATTGACGCTACTAAAATCTGGGTTGTCTGTGCTGAAGAAATAAATACAGGACAGAAGTTTGAGTTCTGTAACCTAACAACAATCAAAGAAGAAAGGGATCGCTTTGTTGAGTACTGTAGAGATGTTGACCAGTTTATTTTCCATAATGGTATTGGTTTCGATGTACCAATAATCAACAGACTGATAGGACACACCATTGATTTAGATAAAGTTCTTGATACACTGGTTGTTTCTAGACTGTTCGACTACGGTATCAAGGGTGGTCACAGCCTCAAGGCTTGGGGTATGAGACTAGGAGACTACAAGCTAGACTTCAAAGACTTCTCTAAGTTATCAGAGGAGATGATTGAGTACTGTCACAAGGATGTTACAGTTACAGTGCAGTTGTTTAATAAGTTAAAGCAAGTCATCTTGTCTGAAGAGTGGCAGGATTCCTTACGTTGTGAGCATGACATACAGATATTATGTGAACAGATGAAGGACAATGGATTTTATTTTAACAAACAGAAAGCAGAGGATATACTAGATGAAGTACATCAACGGATGGCCTATCTTGAAAATACCTTCCAAGAAGACTTCCCACCTAAGCTTGAGGAAGTCAATCGTATCAAGTACAGAAGGAAAGCAGATGGTTCACTATACACTAGTGTCTCGAAAGCCCAACACCATTACGCAAAAACAGAAGTTGTGTACGGTGATGACGGTGCAGAGCTAGTATGCTACGACTTCATAGACTTCAACCCTGCCTCACCAAAGATGAGAATAGATAGGCTATGGGATGCAGGTTGGAAACCAATAGAGAAAACAAAAGGGCATACAGAATATGAAAGAGAACAAAGATCGTGGGGCTAAGTTCGCCAAGTACGGATGGACTTTATCCGAGGCTAACTTAAATACTCTACCAGATACAGCCCCTGAGGGTGGCAAACGTCTAGCAGAGTGGTTGACCCTTGAAGGTAGGAGATCGTCACTTGTTGAGTGGCTTGGTCACTGTGGTGATGACTCACGTATACATGGTAGCTTCACACACATTGGAGCGTGGACAGGTAGGATGGCACACAGAAATCCTAACCAAGCTAACATCCCTGCTCAGTTTCATGGTACAGCTAAGACTGCTGTTGAGAAAGTTAAGGACAGGTACGATGGTCAGATGCGTGAGCTATGGTGTGTACCTAAAGGTTGTTACTTGGTAGGTACAGATGCTGAGGGTATTCAGTTACGTGTGCTTGCACACCTGATGAAGTCAGAGGAATACGTACACGCTATCGTGTCAGGTAAGAAGGAAGACGAGACAGACATACACAACCTCAACCGTAAGGCTCTAGGTATGTCACACGTGACGAGAGACATGGCTAAGACTTTTATCTATGCGTTCCTACTTGGAGCAGGTAATGCCAAGGTAGCAAAGATACTCAAGGTCAATCAGAAAGAAGCAACTCAAGCAGTTGAGAACTTCATGCAATCAATTCAAGGGCTTGCTAACTTAAAGAAGAAAGTCATACCACACATAGCAAAGCGTGGTTGGTTCAAGGGTCTTGATGGACGTAGGGTTGTAGTACCCTCAGAACATAAGACACTGGCAGGTATGCTTCAGAATGGTGAGTCAACCATAATGAAACACGCAGCACTTGACTGGGTACACAAAGCCAAGAGACAATGGATAGACTTCAAGCTAGTCACTTGGCCTCACGATGAATGGCAAACAGAAGTGAGAGGACAGATGAAAGATGCTGAGTTACTAGGTGACATACAAAGACAATCTATTGTTGACATCGGTAAAAAACTTGCTATAATGTGCCCACTAGCAGGATCGACAGACATAGGATACAACTGGAAGGATACTCATTGATAGGAATTTTACTTTTAGCATTGTCACCTGTAATTTATGTCTTGACAATCGAGTTATTAGTTGTTATGTTCAACCATATTGCAAACCAAGAAAAGGAGTAAAGCATTGGCTGATAAACCAAAAACAAAATGGGGTGAGTATAATGGTCAGTTATACTACGCTCGTATCTTCAAAGATAACATGGACGATTCGGACTACCATGACAAAACTCAAGGTCAGTTCAACGTAGTCTTTGTTCCTGATGAAGATGAATCAATAAGTGATATGTTGTCCAAGGGTTTTCCTGAAACATCTATGGGTAACAAGATGATCAAACCTATTGATGCTGCTGAAGGACGTATGGGTATGAAACTCAAACGCCCTAACGTACACCCATCTGGTATTGATGACTTCGGTGGTGCACCTAAGGTAACTCATGGCCTAACTAACAAGGCTTGGGATTACATCGAAGACGGTGCTCTAGGTAATGGCACTAAAGCACGTGTCAAGATTTCTATCTACGGTGAGGGGTCAACAGCCTCAGTTAGATTAGAAAAGGTTGGTATCCTCGAACACGTACCGTTTGAAGAGATTGCTGCTGCGGAAGATCGTTGGTAGTTTTGTCCCCCCTAACTGGCAGGGCTTCGGCCCTGTCTTTTTTATAGAGTGTGTCCAATGATCAGACCTATGACAGATGATGAACGGCAACGTGCAATAGAAAAACAAAAAGCAAACACAGGAAAAAAGTGTGTAAGTTGTGGTGGTCCTGCTTTTAAGGATGACTGGTGTAGCTTCTGCTTAGAGGAAGAGTAATGAAACAAGTACTGATTGATGGTGATCCTTTTGCTTATCAGGCTGCAGCTTCTTGTGAAGAAGAAGAGAGTGAAGCAGCTAACGAAAAGCTTGATGAACTGCTTGAGAAAAGCATAGAGGCTGTACTGTGGTCACCAAAAGAAGAACAGTATCAGGTTTTTCTGACAGGTAAAAGTAATTTTAGATACGGCATAGCTGTAACTCACGGCTACAAAGCTAACAGAAAAGGTGCAGAGAAACCCAAGCATCTTGCTTCTGTTAGAGATTACATGATTAAATACTGGGATGCCATTGTGTCTGAGGGAGAGGAAGCAGATGACCTTATAGGTATCTGGTCTACTCAACGAGGTAAAGATGCTATAGTTATATCTGTAGACAAAGACATGATGCAGCTACCATGTGACCACTACAACCCTCGTAACGGTGTATACAAAACTGTGTCAGACTTTGATGGCATAAAGTTTTTCTACACTCAGGTTCTGACTGGTGATTCAGCAGACAACATCAAGGGTATCTATGGAGTTGGTCCTAAGAAAGCCTCTAAGATATTAGAAGACTGTAAGACAGAACAAGATATGTACGAGGAATGTGTCAGGGCTTACGGTGGTGATGAAGAGAGAGTAATAGAAAACGGTAGACTACTTTGGCTACGTAGAGAAGAAGAACAGATATGGCAACCACCCAAGTTCACAGATTCAGATCAGGACTAGAAGAACGTAACGCCAAGTACCTGCAAAAGAAACGTGTCAAGTTTGAGTACGAGACACTAAAGATTAAGTGGCAGGACTTACGTTTCAAAACATATACACCTGACTTCATACTACCCAACGGTATCATAATAGAAACCAAGGGTAGGTTTACTTTACCAGATAGAAACAAACATCTAAATGTAAAGAAACAATATCCACATCTTGACATTAGATTTGTTTTTAGTAATCCTTACCAGAGATTAAACAAAGGAGCTAAGTCTACTTATGCTGACTGGTGTGACTATCACGGTTTTATATTTGCTAAGGAGATAATACCTCACGATTGGATAAAAGAAAGAAAGAGAAAATGACAGTTAAAGTACATCACTATCTAGACGGTCCTATAGATCACGGAGACAAGTGGGCTTTGATATGTATGGTTGAAGAAAAAGGTTTAGTCTTTGATGACGAGATATACTTCAAAGATTTTAATGATGCTTATAACTTTATGAATAAGCTGAAGCAATCAACAACACCTATCCTTCATGAAAAAGAAACTTCCCTTTGGATACATTAAGGCTTGACAATGTTTGACTTTGAAAGTAAAATTAACGCTCTTGTTGAGAACTACGGTCTCTCTTTAATACTAGAACAAAAAGAAATATCTGAGTTCCATGTCATCAAACTACTGGTAGAGAATGACTTGATAGACTTGGATGATTACTTTAATTTGGACAATGAATACAAAGCTTGGAAGGAACAGGAAGAGTGATTACACTAGACGATATAAACGCATTTCAATACTACAATCAAGACCCTCTTGACATGGATAAGTATCAACAACAAGCTGCAACAACAGCTATCTATGATAAGAAACACGCAATCATTTATCCTGCTTTAGGTCTAGCTGCTGAAGCAGGAGAGGTAGCAAACAAAGTAAAGAAGATAATGAGGGATGGTAAGCTTGATCGTGATGCCATAGCTGATGAGGTAGGTGACTGTCTGTGGTACATAGCTGCACTATGCAGAGACCTAAATGTTGACATGGAGAACGTAGCTTATAGTAACCTAGAGAAGTTACATGGCAGACAAAAACGAGGAACACTACGAGGGAATGGGGATAAGAGATGAACAACTACCTACCTACAGATTACCAAGCGTTTATACATACATCAAGGTATGCACGTTGGTTAGAGGGAGCACAACGAAGAGAGACTTGGGCTGAAACTGTTGACAGATACATGACCAATGTAGTCCTACCTGTTATGGGTAGAGACAGCTTTGTCAATCAGATAGAACAAGCAATCCTGAACCTAGAGGTTATGCCTAGCATGAGAGCTATGATGACAGCAGGTAAAGCGTTGGAAAGAGACAACACCTCAGGGTACAACTGTAGCTACCTACCTGTCGATGACCCTAAGTCATTCGATGAGGCTATGTTTATTCTGTTGTGTGGCACTGGTGTAGGTTTCTCAGTTGAGCGTCAGTACGTACAGAAACTACCTGATGTACCTGAGCTATACGAGAGCGATACTAAGATCATAGTCAAGGACAGTAAAGAAGGTTGGGCTAAGGCTTTCAGACAGTTGCTTGCTTTACTGTGGGCAGGTGAGATACCTCAGTGGGATGTGTCACAAGTCAGACCTGCAGGTGCTAGACTAAAAACATTTGGTGGTAGAGCCAGTGGTCCTGCACCTCTGGTTGACCTGTTCAACTTTGCTATCAAGATATTCAAGGACGCACAAGGACGTAAGCTATCTTCTATTGAGTGTCACGATCTTATGTGTAAGGTTGGTGAGGTGGTTGTAGTTGGTGGTGTCCGTAGGTCAGCTATGATTAGTCTGTCTAACCTGTCAGATGATAGGATGCGACACGCTAAGTCAGGTGATTGGTGGACTAACAATCCTCAACGTGCTCTAGCTAACAACTCAGTATCATACACAGAGAAGCCTGATAGCTTGTCGTTTATGCGTGAGTGGATGGCTCTAGTAGAATCAGGCAGTGGTGAGAGAGGAGTATTTAATCGTGAAGCATCAAAGAACCAAGCTGCTAAGTACGACAGGCGTGACCCTTCTTTTGATTTTGGTACTAACCCTTGCAGTGAGATCATACTTAGACCTTACCAGTTCTGTAATCTAACAGAAGTTGTGGTGCGTTCATCAGATAACTACGATGACTTAGCACGTAAGGTTAAGATAGCTACAGTCCTAGGAACTGTACAGTCAACTTATACTAAGTTCCCATACCTTCGTAAGATATGGAAAGACAACACAGAAGAAGAACGTCTACTTGGTGTATCTTTGACAGGCATTATGGATAACCCTTTATTGACAAGGAAGAACAGTGGAATATCAAAAACTCTTAACAGCCTTAGAGAAGTTGCAGTGGAAACCAATCTTACTCTGGCTAATAATCTTAACATTAATCCTTCTACTGCCATTACGTGCGTTAAGCCCAGTGGAACAGTCAGCCAACTTGTTGACAGTGCATCAGGTATACACGCAAGACACAGTAGACATTACATAAGAACTGTAAGAGGTGACAATAAAGACCCACTCACACAGTTTATGAAGGATCAAGGTATACCTAACGAACCTTGTGTAATGAAACCTGACCAGACTACAGTGTTTAGTTTTCCTATCAAGTCACCACCCAACGCTATAGTTACTAACCAACTATCAGCTATAGATCAACTAGAAATGTGGCTTACCTACCAGAGGCATTGGTGTGAGCACAAGCCTAGTGTGACTATCAACGTCAAGAAGGATGAGTGGTTTGAGGTTGGTGCTTTTGTTTACAAACATTTTGATGAGATGTCAGGTGTATCTTTCTTACCTTACAATGAACACACCTACCAACAAGCACCTTATCAGGACATAACAAAGCATGAGTACAAACAACTTTCTTCTCTCATGCCTAAAAAAATTGACTGGACCCTCTTGACAGATTACGAAAAAGAGGATATGACTAGCTCAAGCCAGACGTTTGCTTGTAGTGGTGATGTCTGTGAAGTAGTAGATATAGGAGCATAGTATGGATGTATACGTAAGACCCTTCAGGAAAGAAGTCTACAACCAAGTAGATGAACCTTCCAAGAAGGCTTTGATTAAATACTTAGAGAGCCAAGGACATACAATAGTTAGTTCTGCTGAAGACTACTATGCTGACGTTGTGTCACAGAAGGATGGTGTTACATACTTCAATGAAGCTGAACGTAAAGCTCAGTGGAAGAGTGATTGGCCTACGTACTGGACTGAGGTAAGAGTACCTGCTAGGAAACGTAGACTTGTCGAGAAGTACAAGGACACTTTGGAAAGTCTATACTTCTATGTATTCAACAAGACCTACGACAAAGCTTGGAAGATCAAAGGTACTCAGATGGTTGATGATATTATCAAGGAAGCTTCTGGTCCTAGATACAGGATACCTAAGCATGAGACCTTCTATCATATACCTTTTGTTGAAGCAGAGTTAGTAGAAATAAAATGACGAGTGGAGTAACTATGGCAGGTAGTGGTATTTTATGGGTTGACAACCTATTCAATTCTTGTGTATTGTTCTTGGTACAGATAGCTTCATTGCTTGGAGTAACCTATGAAGAACTTAACGTATACTTATTCTGTATCGCATGGCCTATTATCACAGTGTACATGATGTTTAGAATATTGTATTTGAGATGGAAGATAAGATGGCTGAGGACATAATAAATAAACCACCACACTACGGTGATGGCGAGATAGAATGTATAGACTATATGAAAGACAACATGGATACTATGATGTTCATGGGTTACCTTGAGGGTAACTGTAAGAAGTACCTGCACAGATACAGGTACAAAGGCAAACCTGTAGAGGACTTGAAGAAAGCTAGGTGGTACTTAGATAGGTTGATACAGGAGATGGAAGGAAAGTAAATGTTTAGTGCTATAATACTAGCCTGTAACCTAGAAGGAACACATTGTCAAACCTTTGGTACACCTAGAGTTATGCATTCTGAAATAGAATGTTATAGTTCTTTAGCCAATGGTTTAATTCAAGTAGAAAATCAAGGCTGGGTAATTAAAAACTTTCATTGTTACGAATGGAAAGAAAGAGAAAGCGCATAAAAAAGGGGAGCTACTTAGGCTCCCTTCTTCTTTCGTTTCTTTCCTGATGCTGTTGTGGACCAAGATACTCTCTTCGGTCCTGTTTTTTTGGCAGCTTCCTTCTTGGAGATTCTTCCTGCCACCGACTTCGGACGACAGGCTGGATACGGACGCTTGCTTCCCTTTGCACTCTTACGTCCACACTTCTCTCCTGTCTTTACATCTCGCCAATCTTGGGCAAACCATTTACCTAAACCACCCTTAGCCACGTTTCTTCACCCTGTTGTCTGCGCCTTTCCACTTACCACCTTTAGACTTAT